TTGCATTTCATTGCAGAAAATGTGCATATTATGACAAAATACCGCCGTTAGCGTTTTTTGTTGCTATAATACTTATGTAATCACATTTATACGGCATTTTCCGCCGTAAGATGTCTTCCTTATTCCCATATCCAACGATAGCAGAAGTTGCTTTATCAGCTTCTGCTATCGTTATTTTTTTTGACAAAAAACGAGTTGTAACTGCAATTGATGACATAAAAAGTGCATTTTGTGTATGAAAACCACCTTTTTGATTTTTTAAAGCTATAATAGGAGATAGCAAAATAAACAGAGGTGAAAATCTATGCTTGATACGCAAAAGTGCAGATTCTGCAGGAATGCAGAAGTCAGACACGGTATTATCGGAACGTCATATTTATGTGCCGTACATAATAGCGCTAAGGTGAAAAAGAATTTCTGCTGCGAGAAATTTGTTCAGGATGATGACATGGTACTGGAATACGCTCTTTTCAAAGCACGCGATCCGCATAAAAAGTACGAATGTGGCAATTGTGTCTACAGAGAGGGAATATTAGAAGGTCATGTGCTGTATCACAAATGCCGGTATCTGAACATAACATTCTGCAAGGAATTCTAGCCGCATACAGCCGTTTGCCTGTATCATGAAAGCGGCGGAAAAGAAGCAACGATAAATTTAATGTGCGATTTGGTTAAGCAAGCTCACAGTTACGATAACGGCAATACAGATGGTAATAATGACAAATAAACTTGACAAAGGGTGAAGCATATGTTCAATGAAAAGTGCTGCCTGATGTGTATATTCTATGCAACCAAAAAGAATTGTATCGGCATCAGGAAAAATTTCTGTGTAAGGCACCAGATGAGAGCCGTACCGGGTAATATCTGCGAATATTATATACGGGATTACAAGAAAGTGATGTATTACAATAATTTCAGATATACTCGCGATAACGAATCGAAACACACTTGCGAATACTGCGCAAATCGTGCAGGCAAGCCGGGAAAGACAAAAGAACGCATACATTGGTGCAAAGCAATGAATGTTGATTTTCCCGACGACTTCAATCCTGTGTGGCATACCTGTGACAGCTTTGTTGACGGAGGAGATGACGCATTTATAGATTGTCTGTGCGATGAATATTATGAAGCACTGGAAGAAATGAGAGGAGGAAAAAAGTAATGCCAAGATGGAAAAAAGAGCAGTATATGGATGCATCCGGAGCGTGGAGAACGCCCGATGAGGATTATATTGATTACTCAGGATCATGGAGATCGCCGGACGAGGACTACGTTGATGCGTCCGGTGCATGGCGCTCGGTGAACGATGATTATGTTGATGAAGACGGCAGCTGGAGAAGCCCCGGAGAGCAGTATAAGGATCGTTCGGGTGGATGGCGCTATTGATTTAAATCTAAAGGAGAATTGACAAAATGGATTTTTCGCTTAGTACGATATTGATTATAGTATTTGTTTTCTGCTATTTTGCATTCGGACTTATCGGTGCGGCAAGGTTTGCAGACAACAAGCTCGGCAGGTTTTTCAGCGATCCCAAGAAAACATGGATGAAGGTCGTGTTTATAATTCTCGGTGCATTTGTGTTTGCGTACATAGAATTTGCACGTATCATTATTACGGGAATAATCAAGCTGGTTCAGCTTTTGATCAAAGGCTGGTAACTGTATGAAGATAACAGACGGTGTATGTAGACGTATTCTGAATGCAATGCCGGTGAAACCGCCTGAAATAGGAGGCATTCTCGGAAGCTCAGACGGCATAATAAGCAGGTATCAGCTTGATGATGGGCGTAACAGCGGTTGTGGATGCTTCTATTCACCGGATGTCACCAGGCTGAACACGACAATAAAGGCATGGCAAAGGGAAGAAATTGCATTCAGAGGGATATTCCATACGCACTTTTTCGGTGTCAGTACATTGTCCGAGGGTGATATACGCTATATCAATACCATTATGGAATGTATGCCGTCAAGCATCGAACACTTATACTTTCCGTTGGTCGTGCTTCCGGAAAAGCAGATAGTTCCGTTCATTGCGGTACGAAACGGAAGAACAATTGAAATTACGAAAGATGAACTTGTTATTGTATAAAAGGAGGTGATAGCATGAAAGAAGTAACAGAAATCAGATTACCTGAGGGTACATTCTTCGGTAACTGCCGTGATTGTCGCTATGCCGACTGGAACGATAAGGACCAGTATGGCAGAGTACACTGTGATGGTGGATACGGCGGATATAACAATCCGTCAGACAGAAACGGATGTTTTTACTGGAAGGAAGACTAAGTAGTACGTATCCCAAATATCCAGAATGCAAACGCCCGGAATAAAACCGGGCGTTTCAGTTTGTAGAAAAAGTCTGAAACACCCTCGAAAGGGTGTTTTTAAATTAAATCTTTTTTGCGAGATTTAGCACATAATTCTCAAATTCTGTTGGCAATCTGAGATTATATTTGTCAACATGATACGCAAGGTCACTCCACCATGAGTATTTCCCATCGGAGAAAAGCTCAAGACCGAACAATCCGCTTATTCGTTCATTGGTAAGCCTATCTTTTGCAATTTTTGCTTGAACCATTATACACTTACCTTCATTCTTTAAGTACGAAACAATCTTTTGCTTTTCAGGATAAGATTGTTGACAAGCGGAGTCTTTTATCGACACTCCATTGTTGCACCCGTATTCTATAAAATTGCAAAGCCTTATCATATTATCACCTCTTTTTTAGCTTAAAGAAAACATATGTGCTGATATCTGCCTTTAGTGATAATTCAAATGTTGTTCCTGTACAATTAGAAGTCAAAAATTTTGAAAATCAACCAAATGGGCTATATTTGAATGTAATACTAAGCAAAATAAAAAAATCAGCCGTCATAACGGAGAGTCTTCTCGGCTCAACGACCGACTCTACTCCGCTGGTAGCTGATTCTATTATTAGCTTATCACAACTTTTTGCAAATGTCAACCCCAGTGACAAAAGGTTTTTAAAATATGTGCCGGATAACTTCTTATCGACAGAGCAAATCGAAGCAAAGTGTGAAGCTCAGAAGAGTGATTACAAAAATTACAACAGATATGTTGAGGTATTTGAAAATGACAAAAACGGTAGCAATAACAAATTCTCTCTGAACCAGTTGAAGAAAAAGATAATCTCATAGCTGTATACAATATCTATACAGATAAACTCGCCAAGTCACTGAAGCTCGGTGGTTTCCCGATGCCGTCTATAGCGGTTATAAAATCTGATATGGGACACGGAAATTACGGCGAATGCTCCTTTGTTTTTGACAAATCAACGATTGATCCGAAAGTTGATAAAAGAAACAAGGCTTATGGTGGTGATGAGTAGACACATACTTATCCTAGTATAGACAACTTTAAAAATCTCTTACTTGACATATTAGATTTAGTTTGATATAAGATTTACATATTAACGTTTAAACAGCACTTTCACGGTGCTGTTTTTATATTACCCGTTTTGCAAAAATGAAAATCGTTATGGATGAAAAAAACGCAACGTTGACGCCTTGCAAACGCCGAAATAGGCGTTGATACAGAGCATCTGGGCGATATAATTCAGAATGCGTATATGCAGACGGTTTTCGATGTGACGAAGGGTGCGGATTACCGTGCGGCTTTTGATTTAATTCCCGAAAGCCGTGTTAAAGTTATCCTGTCTACCAACTGGAGCGGTCAGATGTTCTCCCAGCGTGTCTGGGATAACACAAACGCACTTGCAGACGGGCTGAAGCACGATATGCTTGTGGGTATTATGGCAGGAAAGTCCGAACAGCATATGGCGGACGATATAATGAGCCGCTGCGGTGTCGGCGCTTTCGAGGCACGCAGGCTTGTCCGGACGGAAACTACCTGCGTTGCGAATATGGCGGAGCTGTACGGCTACAAGGAGCTTGACATTGACGAATACGAGTTTTCCGCCTGCCTTGACAGCCGCACAAGTGATCTATGCCGTGAGCTTGACGGTAAGGTGTTCAAGCGTAACAGTGCACAGGCAGGTGTAAATCTTCCGCCTATGCACCCGTTCTGCCGTTCTACAACGCTCCCTGTTCTGCCGAGCGAGGAGGATCTTGATAAAGAGCTTGCCGAACTGGGCGATGAGATAGGCGCAGATGTTGACTTTGACGAGTGGGAGCGGAACTTACAGCAGGGGGAGGACGGCAAGTGGTGGTACGTTGCAGGGTGCGGCTAAACGCTTTGGGGAGCTTGGATATGATACCGTGCTTATATCGCAGTACGGAGGCTGCTCAGAAACCTGCGAGCCGTATCAGGGCAAGGTTTACATTGATGATGTATTCACAATATGGAACGGCGAGAGAAGCGGCGACTTCGGCAAGTCAAACTATTGTGACAAGTGGTTTATGCTGTTGTCTGTGGCAATCCGAGGCGGGCTGTTCCACCCTAACTGCCGTCATACTATGGGGCAATACATAGAGGGGCTTACAAAGATACCTCAGCCGATTCCTGCCGAGAAGATACGGGAACAGCGAGAGCTTGAAGAAAAGCAACGGGCTATGGAGCGCAAGATAAGAGCGCTCAAACGCAAGGTTGAAGGCACGCAGGACGAGAAGAAGGTCAAGGAGTATAAGCGTAAGCTCCGTGAGGAGCAAGGTAAGCTCAGAGAATTTATCAAAGAGCATGACGATGTTCTCCGCAGAGATTATTCAAGGGAGAAGATCTACAGCGGTAAGGGTGAGCCGAAGCAGGAAGCACCGAGAACGGAAGAAGCGCCTGTTAAAGCTACCGATACCGAAAGCAAAAATCCTGTTCCGACAAATAAAGAGCCTAATATTCCTCAGCCGGATAATAACGTTTCCGAGCCGGAAAATAACGTTTCTAAGCCGGAAAATAACGAAAACACAATGAATTTTGTACAGCCTGAGCCTATAAAGCCTGTTCAGAGCAACGAAGACACAGACGATACGCCGACTGCGGCTATGACTGATGAAGCCGATGAAGCCGTTGAAACTGCCGAAACGACAGAAAACGTACAGGAAACTGTAAAACAGCCTATTGAAACAGCGACAGACAGCGAAGAAGACGTACAGAATTTTACAGATGATACTGTTGACAATTCGGATGAAAGTGATATAATAGAGGAAGAAACAGTTTTCGAGCCATTGTCGGCAGATACTGTTGTCCCTGTATTGCGTGAAGATTCAAAGGAATGGATTAACCGTCTGTCCTCAGAAGAAGTCAGAGCAATCAAGAAGTACACGAAGAACAGCGGAGATCCCAAAGACGATAAGTTCTATGCAAGACTTAATTCAATGCTTCGTGGGGATATTCCCGAAGATGACACTTTGAAATATTATTCTGATGTTATATCGGGTGCGATAGCGAAGTTTGAGTTAAAGCACGACATTATCTGTTACCGTTCTGTCAATTACAATCCTGTGGAAGGAATGAAAGTTGGCGATATATATGAGCCTAAGCAGTTTGTTAGTTCAGCAGTAACTAAATCAGGTGCGATAAGCGGTAATTATAATTTAATTATATTTGCTAAGAAAGGAAGCAAGGGTGCGTATATTGAATTATTGAGCAAATATCCAAATCAGAGAGAGTTTTTATTCGATAAAAATCTTAAATATAGCATTTTGGATGTTGATGGGACAACTATAACTTTAGAGGTGATAATATGAAAGGTAATGCGAATGTACGTATTCCCAGAGAATTAATTGAAAAAGCTAAATCCGATTTGATTAAGGCTATAAATTCTGGAGAAGATGACTGGGATGAAGAAACCCGAAAAGACTGGGAGGAAAAAATGAACTCATAAAACCGCCCACAGCAGTGAGCGGTTTTCTTATACCCGTGTGCAATCAATTGCACTTGACTTGAACACCAACTTCACAAAAACAGCCGTTTTTTGTGAAGTTCGGTGCAAATACAAGCAAACTTAATAATTTTACCGCCCCTTTTGGAGCGGTATTTTTATATCTAAAATACGAACGAAAGGATTTTTAGTATGAACAAAATTAAGAAAATCATTATTTCCGGAGCCGGATTTATACTGACGGCGGTTCTTCTGTGTGGTTGCACGGAAGCTGACAGAGTGACGTACAATGTGCAGAAAGAAGCCGATAACTTCAATGTGACAAGGCGGTTGTCGGTTATCAATGCAAGGAGCGACAAACCAGTGCTTGAGCTTATTGGTAATTTTTCTATTTCAAACAACGAAGCAAACGAACTGGTTGTAACGATAGAAGTTGCTCCGAACGTGTACAAGGTTGATTATGTGTATTTGAATGACTGGACAATGTACACAGTGGAAGACGTAAGCGGTGCTTACGTTGATAAATATCATTATGAAATGAATTTTCTGCCGGAAATGATTATACCGATTACTTTTACAAATAAAGACTGATAATTTTACCGCTCCACGAGAGCGGTATTTTTATACCCAAAATCAAAGAAAGCGAGGAAAAGCAATGGAACCCGAAAAGAAAACTCTCGAAGAGGAGAAGAAGCTTGCTCCCGCAGCGGAGCAGAAGGACGAGCCCAAGCCCGAAGAGAAGCCCGCCGAAAACAAGCAGACGGACGATAACGGCATGGCAGAGAAGACACCGGTAATAAACAAACAAACCGCATAAAAATGCGGTTTGAAAGAAATATGGTCGAGGTGACAAGAATTATAAAAGCTGTTTTCTGTATATTCGCAGGAAGTGTTTAAATTGCTATTAAAGCCTTATGCAGTGCAGATTCACGGACTTTTAATTGCTGAAACATTTCGGGTCGTTTTTTCTTAAATGACAAAAAATCGTGTACAAATCGTGTACAGATATTACTTGATATTATTAAGAATGCTCACCGCCCGTTCCTCTTCTCGTGGGTACAGGTGGGCGTATGTTTGCCATGTTTGTTGAACGTCCGCATGACCGAGTCGCCGTGCAATTTCCTGTATGTTGATGCCTTCATTAATCAACAGGGTAGCGTGGGTGTGGCGGAAGTCGTGTATTCTTATATGCGGAAGCTCAGCAAGTGCAGCGTATCTTATATTGTGCGTGTCAAGCGAAGCGTCGGGCAGGTAACTGATACCGCCGCAAACCCTATAATCTTCAGTAAAGTTTTTATCTGCTTGCTGACGTTTCTTGTGCTCGTTGAGTATTTTCAACAGTGGCAGAGGTATTTGCAGTGAACGATACGACGATTTGTTCTTAGGCGGGGTTTCTGTTATCTTGCCTTTTATTTTCTGTGATATGGAGCGGCGGATATTAAGTGTATTACCCGTTATATCGGACCATTTCAGCGCATTGATTTCACCTTTGCGTGCACCGGTGTAGAAAGCAATGGAGAAAAACACATAGTACCCCCATTCGGTAATTGTGTCTTTTTCTTCACACATTTTCTTGACAACGCTTATATATTTCAGATACTGATCGGCTGTGTAGTAATGTAGCTTGTCCTCCGGTGTCTCAAAATACACCTCCTTAAAATTGCCCACAGCTAAAAGCGGATTTTTAGGCAGGTAGTCCATTTTTACAGCATAATTCAGCAGAGCTCTGAGTTCGCCGTAATAATTCTGTAATGTTTTGAGCTTATATCCTTTTTCGGATAGTATGTTCTTCCACTTCTGAAGCTGAGCTGTGTTGAGTTTGTTTAATTTAATATCAAACAGATACGGCTTTACAGAGGCGTTTATATTATCGTTGATCTTTGCAAGCGATGTTTCTCTGACTTCGCCCTTTTTCGTAATGTAATATTCGGCGTACAGCTCTCCCAAAGTCATAGAAGATACAGGTGCTTCTTTCGATTTTGAATAGGCACTCATCAGTTCGGCTTCAAGCTGTTTTGCTTCTGCCGCTCCGTAAGTGATACGGGTAAGCTGACGTGCTACACCGGTCCTGTCAATATAGTTTATGCGAACTCTGTATTGTTGCAAACCGTCTTTTTTTACGCTTGTTTTGTATATCGGCAT